TAAAAGGAAACAAATATGGCAATTTTACCAGCAGGTTCGTTCAATACACAGAGAAGAGTATATACGGCATTTAAAGTAGGTGATGTAGTTGAGGGTGGAGTCGAAAGAGTCACTAGAGGGTTATGGAGTGGTAACGTAGGTACGTTAACATCATTTCATACTTCATCAGCACAATCGGCAACTCAAAAACAATATTACTATGAAGTTTTTGATGGAGTTTCATCATTAGCAACATCTGAGGCACAATACTCAGTAACATATGGACATGATGCTGGTAGTGGTTCTTTAGGACAAAATGAAGATTCGCCATCAAACGCAATCTATTCACAATACGCTCAAATTCTACTTCCTGATAATGTTAGAACATTCAAATTTAATAGTATTGCTTCTGAGCATATATACGCTATCAATATGAATCGTGCTAGATTAAAAGATAGATTAGACCCAGGTAATTTCCAAATAGGATTAGCAACATTAAGTGGTAGTTTAACTCCTAACATTTATCATACAGGTTCTAACGTTGAAGTTTCAGTTGGACTTAAAGTAGTAACGTTAATTGATGATTCGGCAGATTCACAACAAGCAGCAACTCAAATCGGTAGAACATACAACTTAGTATCAGGTTCTATTACAGATGGTGTTTATTCACCAAAAACTTATTATGGTTCAGTATTCCCAGAACAAGGTGTTGTTATTTTAAATGCAGATACATTAGATGCAAATTTAGATTTCGGAACTGTTAGTGGTTCAAACATTAATGGTGATAACGCATTTAAGTTACATACATCTATTAGTGGGGCAGCTGCAATAAATTCTACATATGGGTTTGCAGCACGAAACGAAGAAAAGGTTCAATCAACCTTTTATTTTGTAAGAGCTAAAAACGCTGAGTACAACTTCTCAAACAACCCATCATTTGTGACTGGTTCAAATGGAAAATTCGCTCAAACTACATTTGTAAACAATCCTAAGAGTTATATTACAACAGTTGGGTTATACAGTAGTTCGCAAGAACTATTAGCAGTTGCTAAACTATCACAACCAATTTTGAAATCATTTCAATCGGAAGTTCTTGTGAAGGTAAAACTAGACTTTTAATAATTAACAATATATAATTCAAAAATGCCGTAAGTGTTTAAATATGTTTACGGCATTTTTTGTTTATACTCGAATCTTAGTATTAATAAATTATAAATTCATATTTATAATAGAATCTAAGGACTAATATATGGCAGATGCTTACAAACCCATAAATGGGGGTGGGTTACAACAATACCCATACAATGCTCATAAAAGATGGGTAGTAACTGATAGTAATTATCGTCAGGCACATTACGATATGTCTATATTAAAAGGTATATCACCATTATACAATGAAAAAGTACCACTATCATCATCTGTTGATAATGAGAACGTAGCAGATTCAAATCAGTTAGATAACTCTAATTCTAACAATACTACATTTCTAGCATCTAAGGAGCAGAAAATTGTTTGGTCTGGCTTAAATCAAATGTTTTTTAAACATAGGACTAATAATGAGCGAGACCTTTACACATCGGCTTCTATATTTTCAATACCACATAATAGATTGGGTGATGGTATAAAACCTTTAAGTGTACATATAAGTGATATATCAAATTATAACCTACTTGGGTCTGGATTTACTATTATTGATAGAAAGATTGATGAGTATCATGGATATCTTACTGATACTGCATTAAACACAGGCTCATATGTTCCATTCTCATCATTAGTTGGTTATTGGGGATTTAACGATGAAGTAGTACCCCGAAGTACCAGCTTTGATAAAGTTATATTTGATAGAAGTGGTTACACAAATCACGCAACAGGTAAAAACTTAGTATATGAGCCAGGCATTCTTACATCAGGCACAGCATCCATAGCATCAGGCACATCAGTAAAATTCAATGGTACTGATTCCTATATCCTAATCAAACAGAAGCCTATATATAATTTTGTAAAAGGTAATGATTACGCAATTTCATTATGGACTGATTTACCAGCATCACAATCTGATGCATCCGAAGATTACAATTGGATTTTAAATAAACGTGGTACTTATTTAGATTATGGTAAAGATAAGAAATTAAATGATGTTATAAGACGTAGAAATATAGAAAGCCCAATATTCCCATATGATGTAAAAGTTTACAATCAAAATACATCTAATAATGGTAAGGTTGTAATATCAATGTCAGACGGAATTAGAACTCCATTGGCTACATCAACTACACTTGTAAATGATGGACAACATCATGTTGTACTTAATAAAAATGGTTCTCTTTTAGAATTATGGGTGGACGGTACTAAAGAATCATCATCTTCAATAAATCTTAGAGGTGATGTATGGAATGATTATGATATATTATTAGGTTCTAAATTTACATCTGAGGGTATATGGGATGTGGGTGAGGAATTCAACACATTAACAGGCTCATTAGATGAGGTTAGAATGTATAGACGTTCATTAACCGAACCTGAGATTGTAGGGTTATCTAATAATGATTGGAGAACGGGCTCAGCATATCAAAGTGATATAGTTGGGGAAGTTTTTTATAATCATGGTATAGCAGTAGTATCAGACCCCCGACCTAAATATAAAAATGTTATGGTTGGTGCAACTGGTAATTGGGATTACGGACAAAACCACGGATTCACAACAAAATACAAATCAACAAAAAAACTATTTGAAACATCGGTTTTATGTGAAGTTAATCGAAATGAATTTATTATATCACAGAACCCCACATTAAGATTGAATAATGATGTTAATTCAGCATTATTAAAACCATTCATTACAGGTTCAGATTTTAATAATTATTTTACAACAATCGGATTATATAATAAAGAATTTGAATTAATAGCAGTTGGTAAACTCGCCACCGCAATTAAAAATAGAGATGAAGCTGATATCACCGTAAAAGTTAGATTTGATTTAGATGGGGCATTTGGGAAACCTGTTGTGCCTGTATTAAGTGAATCGGTTAACTATACAATAAGTGAAGAAGCAAGTGGTAGCTACGTTTGGAATAAGCAAATAAATAAAAATTAAGTTATGGCAAAAGGTAATTGGAGTCACATCCAAAAGTCAAAAGGCCACAAAAGTGGGCTTGAGACACGAATTGATGAACAACTATCAGCTAAAGGTATTGATGGTGAATACGAACAACACGAAGTAAAGTACATCATACCACAAACAAATCATACTTACAAACCTGACTTTAGATTACCTAATGGTATCTTCATTGAGTCGAAAGGTTGGTTTCTTCCAGAAGATAGAAAGAAGCATTTACTTATCAAAGAACAAAACCCTGATATCGATTTAAGATTTGTTTTACAATCACCAAAAGGTAAAATATATAAGGGTTCTAAAACCACATATTCCCAATGGTGTGATAAGCACGGTTTCAAATGGGCTGGTAAGGAAATACCTCAAGAATGGATAGACGAAAAAGAAAGTGTGAATTTCTTTGGTTAATTCAATTATTATTTGTATATTTGTTCCTATATGGAAGATAGATTATTAACATTGCTGGAATCGGTGATAGGTGTTTCGAAGAAAACATCGGGAAATAACTATGCCTTTTATTCTCCATTTGTAGAACACTACAAACCAAAGTTAGAGATAAACATTGAGTTAAACGCTGAAGGTAACAATCCTTGGCACTGCTGGATATCCGATGAAAAGGGTAAAAGTATCAACTCACTATTCAGAAAGTTAAAGGTATCTAAGGATGTTTGGGATGAACATAATTCCATATTCAGTAAGAAATATAAATTCCAAAATTTACCAATAAACGAAAAAAGTGGTAATAATTGGGTCACTCTCCCATCAGAATATCAACCATTATGGAAGCCATCTACCTCAGTTATTAGAAAACACGCACTTCGTTATTTAGAGCAGCGTGGGGTTTCATCATCCGATATTGTAAAGTACAGTATTGGGTATTGTGAGGATGGTGAATATAAGCATAAGATAATTGTACCATCGTATGATTCTAACAGTAGACTGAATTATTTCGTAGGTAGAAGTTTTTATGATAGCGCATACAAACATAAGAACCCAACTGTATCCAAAGATGTAGTAGGATTTGAGATGCTTGTTAACTGGGATTTACCAATTGTTATATGTGAGGGTGTTTTCGATGCGATGGCAATACGAATGAACGCAATCCCATTATTCGGCAAATCACCACAATCAGAATTACTTAAACAAATAATAGCTAAAGGTGTAAAGAAGATTTACATAGCATTAGATTCAGATGCTTTCACCAACGCATTAAGATTCGCACAGAATCTAATGAATGAAGGTGTTGATGTCTATATAATAGAACTTAACGATTCAGACCCATCAGAAATGGGATTTGATGATTTTTACAAATTAATGAAAAATACAAAAGAACTTACTCTAATGAAATTGATGGAGTATAAGCTAATGGGTGTATGAGAAATATAACTAAGATTAACTATGCTGGAAAGGTAAATAAGATTTATCACATAGCAGATGTACATATTAGAAATTTAAAAAGACACTCTGAGTATAGAGAGGTATTTGAGAATTTATATAAATACATTTCAGAAACAAA